GTACCGAAGTTGTGTGTGCCGGTCAGCAGCTCGCCCATGAACGAGGTGCACATTGCTTGGGTGTTACTCAATTGAGTTCTCCTTAAGGTAAGAGATTGCGTTTAAAAGAAATTTTGGATTGTCCAAAAAAAGACCCAACCCTGTGTTGCACCGCATACAAAGCAAGCCACGAACGTTTCCGTTGTTGTGACAGTGGTCGATAAAGAACATTTTAGTTCTTCCACCCGGTTTTTTGGTGGAGCAAATAGCGCATTTGCCATCCTGCTTTTTAAGCATGTGATCGTATTGCTCTGGCGTAATACCATAAGCCATCTTCAACTTGCTTTTTCGTTCGATTTCAAGAACTTTTTCCCGGTGCTTTTCTCTGTACGCCTTGTTGTACGTTACTTTGCATTTTGTGCACTGCGAAACCGGCTTTCCGGGGCGGTGTGTTTTACGCACAGGAAACTCCGACAAGGATTTCTCTTCCTTGCAAACAGAGCATGTGTGCGTAGTTTTCACCAAAAGTCCTTATGCGATTGCCGCTGCTTCGCCACCCATAGGAGGCATTTTTTTCAAAGTTACATGAGCGGACCGATGGACCAACTCGCCTTCAAACCAGTATTCGACCCAAGTGGTCAGCTCGTTTTCGTTGTCAACAGAACCTTCACGCTTTTCCAGCAATGAATCGTCCATTTCGCCTTTGGTTGTCGTGACTAGCATTACGCCATCCTTATGATTGCAGAGGTGTTTGTTGCAGCCGGGAACTGCACAGTAAAGGTTGTAGCTGACGTCTTGTCTGCACCGAAGTCCAACACGCAGACAGAAGCAAGAGTGGTTGCGTCGTAAATCAACGCGCCGCGAGCTGTAAGCTCCGCAGTCCATGTCACATCTCCGAAAGACATATAAACCGTAGCCACCCCAGACTGGTTGCCGATTGTAGGTACTTGCGTGATCGACAACGTTTCTCCGCCAGCCGTGTAGCCTGTAGCCACAACTTCGCCATCAGTTGTGTATGCTGTGGTGTCAGGGCCGATTGAAGCCGCGCCGGTGTACAGAGCAATCTTGAACGAACCGGCGGCCAAGTCATAACTGCCGTCCATCAGACCGACTTTAAAAGTGTTAGTTGCGCCTTGAGCGATTGTCATTGCGTGACCTTAATCTTTGTCTGTCCGTCACGATACGCGTCGCCGCGCTCCAGACCATCGCCCAAACGCTTAGCCAGTGCCAACGCTTCGTTGTACTTGGTGTTGTACAACGCGGTCATGTCGGCCTCACCCTTCATGTAGGTGTTAGCCTCAACCAAAGTGCCGTACAACAACACCGAGTCAAAGTTGTCGCCCAGCCAAGAGGTGCCGGTCACATTACCGATAGAAGTTACAGTGAAAGAAGCGCCGGTACCAGTACCGCCAACACTTGTCGCCGCAAATGACAAGGTGTCATTTACTTGGTACAAGCTGCCTGTGTTGTCCACTACTACAGAAGTCACAACGCCAGAGCTAACCACCACTGTAGCGGTAGCGCCGCTTCCAGAGCCGCCTGTCAAAGCGACGTTGTAATACGTGCCGTTCGTGTAACCACTACCGCCAACAACCGAGCTCAGGCTCAGGATCGTGCTTTGAACAATTGACTCAGGGTAGAAGTAGTAGTGCAGCTCAACGACGTATCCCGCATCTGGCGTCGGGCCAAGAATCAACGACAGCTCGTTAGTGAGAGCTGGCGGTGTTGATACCGAGGTTGTTGGGCCAAAGATCGCGTAGTACTTCGGGAAGGCGGTGTCGTTAGGGTTTGGGTATGCCTGACGAATGAAGTTCACGTCCTTGTTCAACAGGTACTCGTAGTTGCCTGAACCGTCTACAACCGCCAACGAAAACGAAGACAGGAAATCGTTGGGGCACGAGATGTACTTGTTGCCAGCGGTTGTGGCCCCTGTCACGTTCTTGCGAAGCGACGGAAACTGCACAGAGTTGTAGATGCGCTGCTCCGCCTGCTTGATGAACAAGTTCATGTCAGCAGTCAGGAAAGTGTTCTCCGTGTAATCGGAGACGGCGTTTACAAGCTCTGTGTAGTTCATGTCTTAGGCCATTGGTCCACGGGCCATCAAACCCTTGGTTGCTGCACCAGTACCGCGGATTTTGATGCCGTCAGTCTTTGTGCCCTTGTAGTCATTGCTGTGGCTGTTGGCCACCGAGACGTTCATCTCGCGCATGTACTGCTTGTTGTCGCACTCGCCTGCCGCAACACTTTTTGCAGTCACGGTCTTGCCGGACATGGTGTGTGGCTTCGCGTAAGCAGACGCTGGTTTGTTGTTGATCTTGGCCATGGTTAGCCTTTCGATTTTTGGTTGGCAACTTTGGCCAGACCACGACCCATCTTGAGCATGTCGCTATTGGTCTTGCCGCCAGCACGCATTTTTGTCGGCTTCTGGCCGGGGTGCATGTTCTGTTCGTGCTTGCGCACTGCTGTTTTTGCGTCTACTTTTGCCATGTCGGCTCCTTACGTCGTTGTTACGGTAACTGTACCAATTTCCACGCTCAATGCCAAGTTGTTTGGCGTCAATGCGTTATCAAAAAAGCTGGAGCCGCCAACCGGGTTCCAACCCCATTGTAAGTTCCGGCTGCCTTCGCCTTGGTAACCTTGCTCGTCGATGCTCGGGCCGCTGCCGTTGAGAATCTGCAAGCCTGTTGTACCAGACGCCACGTAGCTGCGATCAGGACGGGGATTGCGCACACCTTGAGGATCGTCAACAGGGTACATACCCAGTTGCAACTGCGGGTGGTCAGGGTCCCAGCAAGGTCCGCACACCAGCAGCTCGTAGTTCTTGGTCTTGACGACCTCACGTTTGAGCTCGGTGAGTTTAAAGCGGAAGCCACAGCGATCGCACTCGGCGATACTGTTTTTGCCGGAGGAGAACCGATTTCCCATTAGTTGATGAACATCTGACGCGGCACAAAGCGCACCGCGGCTTTCTCTTGGTCTTCACCCGCAGCGATCTCCCAAGCCTCGTCGTACTGCTGCTTAAGCACTTGCAAACGCTCCAGTCCACCGGGGACCTTGAGCGCCAAGTAGTACGACAGACCTGCGGTCATGCAAGGCACGAATCGGAAAGGCACGTCCATGACGTTCACACCACCACCGGCATCCTGCACGCGCCGCATGCGCCAGTACACGAACTGATAGCTCTGAGCGCCGTCAGGCGTAGGCCACACGGTCACTGCTGGGAGCTTGGCCCAGTAGATTGTTGCGCCAGCTGTGTGAGCTGCGGCGGTTGTGTTGTTCTGTGCACGGAAACAGTTGTACAGAGTGTTGCCCGTGATGTACCCATATTGGATGTACTCGGAGTCAATCTTGATGAAACCGGTTGACGGTAGTCCAGAGGCGTCGGTAACAGTAAGCTCGGTATCTGTCGACGTGATTGTTGATGCAAGTGTGCCCCCGTTAGCTGATTGTTGACCGTCCAAACGCTGCACCCACACCTGAATCGGGCGGGCTTGTTGCAGTTTGTTTGGGAGCGTAGCGTAGGTCGAGACGCTGATACGCGTAATAGTCAAGTCAGCTTGGTTGGCTGTCTGGTTGGCCTGCGTGCGAATCACGTGTTCGAGCAGGTCAACGGTGTCGTTTGGCAGAGCGTAGGTGTTCTGGCCTTGAACCAAATCAATGGTCCCTTGCTCGAACGTCCACATGTTCACGCCACGGTTCGCCCAGTCGGCGAACAAAAGGTTGAGACTGCGTCGAGCAGTCTTCAGGTCATAGCCAGTGCGCAACTCCGAGCCCACGCGCTCGAACGCCTCCTCGACCAATTCGGTCAAGTCAAGGTTGAATCCTGCGGTTCCAGAGGTGTTTGCCATTTAGCACTTCCATCGCGCCAGAGACGCGGCTTTACGAGTCGGCTTGCCGTTCTCGTCTTTCATTGGGCCGGGCATACCGGACATACGCGCACAGAACGACTTCTTACGGGCACCGCCTTGTGGCTGTGGGGCCTTCAAGTTGCTGCCTGTGGCTGCGTTGTATTTAGCACGGCCTTTGGCTGTCAAACCAGCGCCTTTAGACACCGGCAGCTTCTCACCACGACCAACGGCCAAAGAGGGGCTTTTCTTTTTAGTTGCCATTACCGAAACCTCGCTGTTTTCTTTGCAACTGCTTTTGGCTGGGCAACAAACTGTTTCCCTGCCGCTTTGCCTGCACGTTTTGCCTTGGTGGTAGCTGCGTATTCGGCAGCGCTCAAGGACTTGATAGCCTTCTCAGGTAAGTACCGCTCCCCCGTCTTGGAAGACGGTTTGCCGGACTTGGTACGCCATTTCTGGTCAGTCCAATCCTTCAGGGATTTCTGCGGTGCTTTCACTTTAGTCCTTGTACCCGCCGCCAGCAGCCTTGTATTTCTTGGCCACCAACTGCGCTTTACGTGCAGACCACTGGCCTGCGCCAGTACCATGCGTTGCTGCGGCTTTTACCTGAGCCACGATCTTCTTGCGAAGGGACGGCTTCGTGTAGTTGCCAGCAGCATTGACCTTACCGCCTTCGGCAAACATCTCGACCTCATTCGGATTATCCTTGCGGGTAATCTTCTTGCCCTTGGGCATCTTAGAGGGGGAGATGTCCCCCATACCGCGGCTGGCCATCATGTCAGTACATCTTAGCTTTACGGGCACCGCGAGCGATACCCCAGCCTTTGACGCCGCTAGACTTTGACTCGGAGGTAGAACCGCCAGCCGCCATCTTCTTGACCTTGCCGCCGCGCTTCATGCCTTGCGATTTCAACACGGCCATGTTTTGAGCTTGTTGCTCGCGATCGGCACGGGCTTTGTCTTCGGCAGCTTGAGCGTCAGCAGCGGCCTTAGCCGTTGCAGCAGCTTCGTCCGCCATTTCTGACTTCTTGCCCAGCAAGTCACCAAACATGCCTTCACCGGTCAAAGCGCCGTACGCAGGAGAAACGACGCCTGCAATGTCTTTAAGAATGTTGCCCATGGTGGACCTCTTTACTTCTTGCCTTTAGCCATGCCGCCACCGCACATGCCGAGCGGTTTGCCGCCCTTCATGACGATTTGCTTGCCCTTGGTTTTACCCTTGGCTGCGACGCCGTCTTTGCTTGGGGCTGCTGTTTTCACTGTACCCATTTTGGCCTTTGTGATGCCGTTGTTCTTTGTTGCCATGTCGTTCACCTTTGGTGGTTTTGTAGCTTTCGCCACAGTTGGGGAAATCTTACTTACTGTGCCGGTCTTCCATAAGCCGGTCCAGTTTTTCATCCAGTCGATCAAGCCGGTCCAAGACGCGGTTGATGTCGGCATGGACTTCGACTTTGGTGACGTACTCTTTCGCAACTTCTTCGCGGGTGCGGTTGAGGAGGATCGTGACGCGTTTGATCTCATCTGACTTGTCCTTCAAAACCCACCCCACGAAA